GATAATCCCATAGCTTTTTTCTTTAAGTAAAAAGATTTATGCCTTATCTTTGTATGCGTTGTTCTGATAGTTCCAATTTTTCTATCTTCTCCGATATCGAAGTTATAATTGTAAGCAGTCAAAATCTCTACGCCCATGCTGTGCATTGTATTATCCCATTCAGCGATTATATCTTTCCATGATTTAACCTTATGTGGATTATTGATAGCGTCTTTCCATGCTCTAGCCATTGCCCCATTTGTTGCATAGGCTTCGCCTGTTTCTTTATTCTTAAATAAAAAGTTTCCGATATCTTCCATGACTTCACGAACATAATAATCCATTTTTTTAACATGGTGTGATTCGGTCTGTTCTATATTTCCAAAGACTGCCCCAAAATGATAAACCAATCCATGAGCAGTAGAATTTTTAAAACAAGTTTCAGTATCGACAACACAAGCGATTGTTCGCTTGTGTTGTGGTTGTGTTTTAGGCGACATCAATTAAGCCCCCTTGTAATCAGCTTTGACTTCAAGGGCGATTGCTATGTTTTCAATATCAATCTTTGTTGCTCTCTCCAATGCTGGAAGCGTTAGCCCTGTTTGGTCTTTGATTACTTTAACCATAGCCGATTTTGTTAAATCAGAATAGTAAGTTTTCTTTTCAGTTTTCTTTTTTATCAATGGCATTTTTTCTCCTTATATATGTTATTGATTAATCTAGTATAGCAGTTAGAGTGCAATTTACAATAGCAATTGTTAGACATTTAGAGGGCAAAATGTATGCAAAAATTATATACGATTTCTCTTGCATTTTTAGGCGATATGTGGTATGGGCGCCGCTGTATGGATATACAGTAGTTTATTTTTGAAATGGGGTTGACAAAACGCGTGCATACCCTTAAACTTACGTAGTAAGTTTAAGGGTTGGTTGTCAATAAATAAATGAAATTAATCCTTGCAATTTTAAATGAGAGGTATATAATATAATTATGAACGAGAAAAAATTAACAAAAAAAGAATTATTAGAAGCAATCGAATCTTATGAGAGAATGATAAGAAACGAGAGCCTAATGAAAACATTCACGAAACATATGCGAGGTGCATTTGTGGTGAGGTTAGGCAGATTAAATGCCGAATTAAAAAGGAGAAAATAATGGCAACATTAACAATATCAAGCGACCATAATCCAGGGGTCGTAGTTCTGAAAGGGAAAATGGCTTGGATTCAAAAAAGAGCATGGGCATATAGAAACAAGGGTTTCAATGTCTTAATAACATGGGAGCAAAAATAATGGAAACCTTATTAATATTAACCCCTGCCATATTATTATTAATGGTTGCATTGTGGGTGTCATCATGAGAACGAAACAACAACAAAAAAATCATGAAGCATGGCTAAGACAAAAAGCAAAGATAATTAAATATCTAAATGAGAATGAGATGATAGTATTCTTCTTGCTAGGTCTTTGCTTCTTAGTCATGGTAGGATTTCTAGCTGTTGCAGTTGCATAGCTAGGTCATTAGAGAGGGGGGTTATGAGACTCCCTCTCCTCCTATAGCTCTAGCTCCCCCACACGTGTAACTTTTGAAAAATTTTCGAACTACAAAAAGACGCACACTGTAGCATCGTGACGATGCATACGAAAATAATTCTTGACATCAGATATAAAATTTGATATAATTCTCCTATGAATGAAACTTTTAGAGAATGGGCAGACGTTAATCAACTTTTTGAGTTAAATTATCAGAAATGCTACAATTATCGAGACTTCGATGACTTTGAAAAGCAATGGAAAGATATTTTCACGAAGTTCGGCTTACACAAAGAATCTTTTAATAATAAAGTATTACTAGATATCGGATGTGGGTCAAGACCTGCACTTTCTTATTTTAGTTCAGACAATGAAAAACATTGTGTGGAGCCTCTACTAGATGACCTTATGAAAGTAGAGAAAAGCAAGTACAATGTATTTCCAGGAAAGACTCCGTGGCATAACAAAGAAAACCTACCTAATACAAAAATTAAGGATTGGTTTACGGAGGAAGACTACAAATTACATTCAGTCCCTTACGAGACTTTAGTACCAGAGTTAAGGGGCAAAGTAGATTTTTTACTTTGTTGGAATGTATTAGACCATGGCTATGATTGGAGAACAGGATTGAGTAATATGCTACTCTATCTAAAGAAGGGAGGTTTACTACTATTAGGAACCGACTTCGACGCTCACAAGTATCATCTAGGTATAGACAATCCAGATTACTTAAAAGAATTGATTAGCTACAATTTTGAAATAATAAGTCCAAAGGTAGAACACTCTCAACGATGGGATAGGGACTATATGGTACTAGCACGTAAAATATGAGTAAACCAACAGATATCGCAGTAAAAATGAGTCCAGAAGGGTTAGAGATAGCCAACGCATACTTAGAACTTGGGTCTACACAAGCTGTATGCATACGCCTAAATATAGATGAAAATACCGTGCAAGATTATTTAGGTAAGCGAGAGATTAAACAATATATCGACCAAGTGTACCTGGACACGGGCTACAGAAATAGATTTAAGATAGCCCATGCACTAGACGATATAATAGATAAGAAGTTAGACGAAGCAGAAGAATCTCAAATTTATACTAACAAAGACATAGCCGACCTGCTCTCAATGGCACATAAAATGAGAATGGACGAAATAAAAGCTATGGCAGACTTGGAGAAAGCAAAAGCCTCCAATATTAAAAACCAAACAAATGTACAAATTAATAGTGATTTACCTTTTGGACAAGGTAACTATGGGAAACTCATGGAAAAACTATTAAAGGAGGAATAATGATACATTTAAGCAGTTACATGCAAGAAGACAAACGCGCAGAAGTTTTCAAAAAGGATGGCCACTATGGTGCAACCTTTTATGATAATGATGAAAGAGTTGGAGAAGAACTCTACGTAGGACACAGTGAATCGTATGCAGAGAATGCAGCAGAAAACTATGTTCTAGGAATCAAACAAGTTGGCGTATAGTAAAGAAGTAGTAGAAAGGTTCGAACAAGTCTTAGCAAGTCCTAAGCAGTTCAGTGTGGGTCGCTTTGACCCAAATGACCCCGATGTAGCTACTGGTATGACAGGAGCACCTGCATGTGGTGATGTCATGAAATTACAACTTAAACTAGACAAAGATGAAACAATCATTGATGTTAAGTTTAAAACCTACGGATGTGGAAGTGCTATAGCTTCTTCTACTATGTTCGTAGAATTACTAAAAGGTAAAACAATTGAAGAAGCAAAAGAGATTAAGGACAAAGACATAGCAGAAGCGTTACAGCTTCCGCCTATCAAGTTACACTGCTCCGTTCTAGCTGAGGATTCTATTAAACAAGCAATCCAAAACTGGAAGGAGAAAAATGAAAATAATATGGAAACAGTTCCACAAGATGATGAAATCTAACCGAATACAAAATATTTGGCGAGAGGTATTATAGGAAATGATAGATGTCACTAATGAAGCTTATACTAGACTTATACAGAAAGCCGCGCACCAAGAGAACTTTGTTTTTAGACTTGGTATTACTGGGGGCGGCTGCGGTGGTATGGAGTATAGTTTTAATTTTAATAGTGAAACTTATTCAAGTGATTTGGTTCTGGATTGGGGGCGTATAGCATTTCGCATAGACCCCAATTCAGCACCCTATTTGGAAGGCATAACCCTGGACTGGCAGGTAGAAGGATTAAATGAAGGATTTAAAATTATCAACCCAAAAGAAAAATACAGATGTGGATGTGGAGAAAGCATCGGCTTCTAGGAAAGTACTACAAGTAGTTAACCTAAGCCCCAGCGAGTCAATAGTAGAAAAGTTGACGGAAATTCATCCAATGAAACAAATCTTTTGGGCGTCTATTATTCAAGTAAGCGTGTTCTTCGGAATGCTCGGAATGTTTCAGGTAAACTCATGGATATTTTCAGCTTAATCACAGATGTCGGAGCACCCATTGCGGCTGCTATAGTCATGGGTGGTTTTATATTCGTAATCATGCGACAAATTTTTGAAGGTGTGGTAAACTCAATCAACACCCTGAAGATGTTTACGGAAAGTCTCATAACTCGTGTCAAGACTATAAATAATGACATGATAAAGTTAGACACAAGTGTAAGCGCAGCTCTTGAACTTACACCTGATTTGGACAGAATTGCAAGAGCAGAAAATTTCGTAGAAGACGGAAGTATTGATGTAAGGAGAGACTAATGGATGTAGTATCAGCTTGGGACAGTTTATCATATTGGGACGGTATATTATTTACGTTCTGGATAGGTCTATTATATACTTATAAAGTATGGATAGATAATAGATGGAAATAGTTGACGCGATTCAAAAATTTGGTTTCCCCGTGGTGGCAATGGTCGGTCTGGGATATTTCGTATACTTTGTATGGACAACGATAACACAAGTAATCAATCCAACAGTAAAGGAAATGCATATGACTCTCATAAAGCTGATAGACCAAATACGTATGCTCGATAACGATATGATTCGTTTACAGCAAAAGGTAAACACTGTTTTACAAATGAAAGAAAATGAAAAACAAAAACGACATAACAGGTGATAAACTTATAACAAAGCCTTCTGCCGCATACGCAGAAAACTATGACGCAGTCTTTCGCAGAGGACAGATACATCAAGACCGTAACTTTGATACTGACGGCTATGAACAAAGGCAAAAAGATGAGAAGATTACAAATGGTGTAATGTTGGCACTTCTGTGCTTGTGTACTGCTTCAATCGCTTTTGACATGCAAGCTGACGAAATCAAACACAAATTTAAAAGTCCTTCATTTAGTGGAGTTGGAACATCCTCTCACTACTTAACTATTGACTCACAAGAAATAACAAAGAAGGACGCTGTAAAAGCTGAGATAAAAGCTTTGGCAGACGCAGCAAAGCGGGAAGAAGAAAACACAACTCTCGCAAGATTTATAAAGAACTTTGAAAGTAGAATATATGCACAGTTATCTCGACAGCTAGTTGATAGTTTGTTTGGAGAGAACCCTGCAGAAGAAGGGTCATTTCAGTTATTCGATAACTTAATCACTTGGACGAGTGATGGCATTACAATAACAATGACCATATTTAATGAGGCAACTGGTGAGACAACTACTATTACTATCCCTATTGGGGACTTTGGTTTCTAGTTGTGCAACGCACAGTGGTTATATATCACCGTGCATGACTAACCCCGATGGGGACTACAAAGACTTAACTACAATCATACGAAAGGCAGAGTGCTTCTCAGGTGCTGCTGTACTTGAAAAACCTGTCACAAAAGAAATACAATCCCTACCCTTACCCGCAAGAACGCCCGTTGTTGCTATCTATAAATTCGAAGACTTAACAGGACAAAGAAAATCAAGAGATGGAATCGCAGATTTCTCAAGCGCTATGACACAAGCTCCAGAGGCTTATTTGATTCGTGCGTTGAAATCTAGTGGATTCTTTAAAGTAGTAGAAAGAAAAGGACTAGACCATTTAACAAAAGAGCGTCAGTTGATTCGTTCTACTCGTGAGAGATTTGATGAGAAAGATAAACAGTTACCACTGCTGTATGCTGGTATCATCATTGAAGGGGGTATTGTAGATTACAATACTAATGTATTAACCGGGGGAGCTGGAGCCCGCTATTTAGGTATAGGAACTTCCAAGCAATATCGTGAGGATACAGTGGTGGTATCAATGAGGTTAGTTTCTGTGAGTACAGGAGAAATCTTATTGGACATCCTTACTTCAAAAGCAATCCTCTCCGTGGGAGTTAGTAATGATTATTTTAGATTTACTACTGAGAATGACTTAGTGGAAGTTGAGAGTGGAAACTCTATGAACGAACCTAAGTTCATTGCTTTACAAGCGGCTATTGAAACTTCAGTAGTAGAGCTTGTACAAAAAGGACAGGAAAAAGGGTACTGGAAGTACTATTTGGGAGACTAAAATGAGGATATTAATAGCCTTGTTTTTATCAGTTGGTCTGTTCGCAGACAATGAAATCTATATTGACCAAACAGGAAATAATGCTAGTATTGACTTGGAACAACTCGGCTCTAACAATATAATTGGTGGTGACGATGCAACTGCAGGTTCAATGACAAAAGCAATCTTGAATGGAACAACAATGGTCTTAGACATCAATCAAATAGGAAGCTCCAATAAATTTCTTACCGATGGAATACTTGGTGATAATTTTACTGGCTTCTTTGAATTTGATGGAGACTCAAACGTGTGGGACTTTAGCATGGACACAACCGGGCTAAACACAGCTGACGGCAATAATATTAACATTGACGTTACTGGTTCACTCAACATTGCAGATATAGATATCGGTGAAGATGATGCCGCAAACTATCTAGACATTGATTGGATTATCGATGGAGATAGTAATGAAGCAGAAGTAGATATAGATGTAGATTATGCAACTATATTCTGGGACGTTCTTGGCGACAGCAACGATATAACTTTTATCCAATCTGGATATGGAGCTAGTTCAAGCGATGCTAAATACTTCTACCTCGACTTAGAGGGAAGTAATAATACTGCGGTTATCAAACAGCAGTCAACATTAGCAGCCGACTGGTTGAAAATTGAAAGTAATGCGTCTAATAGCAATATTTGTGTTATTCAGAATGATGGTGGGACTTCCACTTCATGCTGATATAGGAAGCATTACAGAACTACGTGGAGTAGGGCAAGTACTTAGAGACAAGCCCTACAACACGGACTTAGGATTTGACATTGAGCAAATGGATGATGTGCGTACAGCTAATGGGCGATTAGGTATCACATTCATAGACGATAGTAAAGTCCGACTCACAGAGCATAGTAAACTTATAATAGACAAAGTAATCTTTGACCCCGACCCTAGCAAGTCGCAGATGTCAATGAAGTTTGCAAGTGGAACAGCTCGTTTTATTACTGGTGGTATTGGCAAGATTAATAAACAAAATATTAAGATTGAAACACCGACTTCTCAGATTGCTATTCGAGGCACGGACTTTACTGTGACAGTGGATGAGTTAGGAAGAAGTTTAGTAATATTACTACCAGACGATATGGGACTTCCAAGTGGCGAGATTGTAGTAGCAACAGCCATGGGAGAAGTCATACTCAATAAACCTTATGAATCAACAGTAACTAGTATGTGGGAAAGTACACCTACTGCACCGATGATACTAGACTTGACACTGGACATCATAGACAACATGCTCATAGTGAGCCCACCTAAAAATGAAGAAGAAGAAACTGCAGGAGAAGTTGGAAGTGATGAGTCTGATGACAATATTCTTGATGTCGACCTTCTCGCTTACGACGGTTTAGATATAGATTATTTAGAAGAAGACTTATCTTTTAATGAACTTGACATAGACTATTTAGATGTAAACTTTCTCGAAGACTTGTTGGAAGTTATCGAGGAACTAGATGCACTTGCAGTAAAAGAATCAAGAGGTACACAAGCTTTTTCAGAATTTGATGTACAAGGTACATTATTCGGGCAAGACCCAACAACACAGATTTTAACATTTGGTGACGCAGAAAAGATTACAATAATTCGTAGCGTTACTCAATCCGTACAACTAGAACTCAATGGTGAGACAAGCTATAATATAATAATTGAACAAGATGGTAAAAGCTATAACATTATTCTTAACTCTGGTGACAACTCCAGTATTCGCATCCGTCAATCTTCAGGTTGATATACCTTGGGACTTCGAGCAGATGCAACAAGACGCATCTAAAATAGAAGCTTCTGAAGTAACGTATCACTTTGACTTTGAGAATGAAAAACACAAAACCTTTTTAATACTAAACATACTAGACGTTGCTTCTACTATATATGCTATGGAAAATAGAGATACTTTATATGAAACAAATTTTCTACTTCCAAGGAAACCAAGTCCTGAAGAACTAATTATACAGAAGGCTGTAGTAATATCTACAATGAGCTACTTGGGTTTGTTTAGTACTCACCCAGACGACCAATGGTACATTAATGGACTAAATGCAACATTAGGCATAGTAATAGTAAGTAATTTATATAGTATAAACAAATATGAATAAACTAATCACAATTGTACTAGCAATGGGACTTCTTATATGGAATCCCTATCCTTTCCAAATTTTAGAACTTAAAACATTTGACTACTTAATTATGAATACAGAAGTAGTTCAAAACGAAAACATTCTCATAGTTGATATTGACGAAGAAACAGTCAAGACTTATGAAGGATGGCCATTACCGAGAAGTGTCTATGGAGATGCTATAATGCAGACCGAGGCAATTCCAGGCATTACAGTATTAATGCCAAACAAAGACTTACGAGGGCCAATGCAAGATGATTACTTTATACGCAGGCTAGAAGTAAGACCTACTGTCCTTGCTAGTGCAGCATCGACACAAGTAACTGGAACTAATCCTCATGTAGGAACTGCCCAGTTAGGAGAGGACCCAACACCATGGCTATATCAGTATCCAGGAATTTTACCTACCGAATCTACTCTGGAGTCAAAAACAAAGGGGCTCGGACTAGTAACCGCTACGCCGGAAATAGACGGGGTTACTCGTCGTATTCCCCTAGTCGTAAACGTAGAGTCAAAACTTTACCCAAGCTTCGCACTCGAACTCTTAAGAGTCGCAGTAGGAGACCCTTCGTACCAGCTAAAAACAACAGAAGAAGGCGTTACTTGGGTTAGAATACCAAACTACCCACTTATGAATACAGATGCGAATGGTCGTATCTTTTTAAATTGGAACACGAACTTTTATAGACAAAGCTTACTAGAATATTTACAACAGCCGATTGATGCACCTTTTGTAATTATCGGCACGACTGCAGAGGGCATAACAAACCCTGTGCCGACCCCTGCGGGGGCTAAATACCCACATGAAATTCAAGCAAATATATTACACAATCTTATCAACGGCACTGCACCTTCTGCACCGACCTGGACTCTTTCTGCTCAGCTTGCCTACAGTTTACTTGGCCTCACCTTATTGGCTCTTACGGTCTCTCGAGTCTATCTTTCTGTACTAGCTTTAGTACTAGTTGTAGCAGGAGCGTTCTATGGAATGGGGTATGCCTATAAATCTTCCTACTTACTTAACCTTAATGGTGTCGTAGTTATCTCGATTTTGTACTGGGGGTATCATACTTTCCTGAGTTTCCTTTCCGAGTATCGTCAGAAACTTCGAATCAAACAACAATTCGGCACGTACGTAAGTCCCGACCTTGTCAAAAAATTACAGGAAGACCCATCATTACTGAGATTGGGTGGGTTCACGGAACAACTAACTTTTCTTTTTTCTGACATCAGAGGATTTACACCGATTTCAGAAAAATATCAAAAAAATCCACAAGGACTTACGAGCCTCATTAATCGTTTCCTTGACAACCAGACTGAGATAATTCTCAAGCATGGAGGTACAATCGATAAGTATATGGGAGATTGCATCATGGCTTTCTGGGGAGCTCCGCTTCCTGACGAGAATCATATAGAGAATGCAACAAAAGCGGCTATTGAAATGAGAATAGCTTTGGAGAAATTAAATGAAACACTTAAAGATGAAGGCCTTGACCAAATTAATACAGGTGCTGGCATCAATTCAGGTCCTTGCGTGGTTGGCAACTTTGGCTCTACTACTCGTTTCGATTACAGCGTCCTTGGCGATGCGGTTAATCTGGCTGCAAGGTTAGAGTCAAGTTGCAAAGATTATGATGCAGATTTAATAATATCTGAACACAGTTTAGTAGATGGTTATGAGTACGAGTTTCTTGACGAGGTAACTGTAAAAGGCAAGTCGGAGCCAGTAAAAATCTATACCATACGAAAATAATACTTGACATCTTGTTGATATTTTGATATAATTTTCATAAGTGTGGAAATATCCACAAGATGTAAAGGGGACTAACATGGAAATCGAGCAGGTAGCTGCAAATCTTGAAAAGCATGAAGCTATCTGTGCTGAAAGATGGAAGACAATATTTAACAAAATAGAGTCTATGGAAAAAGGAGCTTCGGACAGATTCAATGGAATCGAAGGACAAGTTTCTAGAATAGAATCTATACTATTAGGATGTGCAGGTTTTTTACTTGTATCCTTAATCGGCATTGTAACAACCATGATAACAATGCACTAGGAGAAAACAATGGAAATGGAATATAGCAAAAAAGATATATCTAAGTCACCAAAGGCTAAAGCAGAAAAGGCTTTACCAGAGGGATGGCAGTTATATCTCAAAAGAGGTGTATGGTGTGTAAGAGACGACCAACACGTCTTATCACAACATAAATCAGAACAAGAAGCATGGAAGTTTATTAATGGCTAATCAGATAGAAGAAAAATTAAAAGAAGCAGTAGAAAAATCAGAAGAAGAACATGGAGAAACTCCACAATCTGCTAGACTCAAAAAGCTAATTGCTAGAAAAAAGAATCTACAACGTAGAAAACACAACACAAACAGACGCAGATAAACATGAAGCGAAAAAAGTCGCCTGAAGAACGACTAGAGATTTGTAAGAAGTGTCCAAAATACAGTAAGTTTTGGAAAACTTGTACAATATGTAAATGTTTTATGCCCCTCAAAACTAAATTAAGATGGGCTGAGTGTCCAGACGAGCCACCTCGTTGGACTTAGGAGAAAGCAATGCCATATGGAAAAGGAACTTATGGTTCCAGGGTCGGACGGCCCAAAAAGAAAAAGAAAAGAGGCAAGAAGAAGAAAAAGTAACCAAAGTTTAACCTGAGGAGGTGATTAATTTTTAGGAGCGGGTGACCTTATACTAAGCAAACTTGCATGATATTATATCATGACACGGAAAAATATCGAGGGGTCCCAGCTCCGCCCTAATAGGAAACATTATGTTTAAAAGAATTTGGAATATATTAAAGGGGGTAAACCCCAATGACTTAAATGGAGACGGTAAAGTCGACATTAAAGATAAGATGATTGAAGCAGAAAGAAAAACTGCAAAAGAAATCACACAATTTAAGCCGAGTAGTGACCACAACGGCGATGGAGTTGACCTTAGCGAAGGCTCCTATAAAAACTAGTGGTTAAGCAGTCTAGCTCGTAAGAGCGGAAAGGACTGAGGAGAGAAGTATGATAGATTTTTTCTTATTAATAGGAAAATTAATATCAGTTGTCCCCGTAATTGTAACAATCTGCTCTTTTGTAGCAGCGATTACTCCAACACCAATTGATGATGGATTAATGAAAAAGGTTTACATGATTATGGACTGGTGCGCATTAAACGTGTGGAAAGCCAAGGACAAGTAGGTTAATACCCAGTTAGAGTTCTCTTCTTCAGTCAATGAGTGGGGGACTCTACACTTTAATTATGGCAGCACGTAGAAAAAAATCAAGAAGGAAGGTAGCAAGAAAATCACGTAACGTACCTACTAATAAAAAACTCTATGCAAGAGTAAAAGCAGCAACAAAAAGAAAGTTCGCAGTATATCCTAGCGCATATGCAAATGCATGGTTAGTTAGAGAATACAAGAAAAGAGGCGGGAGGTACAGACGTGGCTAGTACCGGACTTAAAAAATGGTTTAAAGAAAAATGGGTAGATATTGGAAGACCAAAAAAGAAAGGCAGATATCAACCTTGTGGAAGAGGGAAAGCTAAGACAGGAAGAAAAGGCTATCCTAAATGTGTTCCTTTAGCTCGTGCTAGAACTATGAGTAAAGCTCAAAAACGTTCAGCAGTAAGGAGAAAAAGAAAAGTAGCACAGGGCGTTGGAGGAAAACCTACTAACGTTCGTACTTATGCAAAGAGAGGCAAAAAACGAAAAACTACACGAAGAAAAAGAAGATAATCTCCATTAAGCAGCTAGACCACAAACTAGAGCTAGCTTATACACTTATGGGGGTAGAGAAAGCAGTAGCATCGTTAATAATAGACTCAAGACAGAAGTTAACAAATTTAAAGAAACTGAAAGATTATGCATCAATGAACAAATGCGTCTTTCGAGACGAGCAATTAAAAAAGCTTGTAGGAGAATAAAATGGCTAGAGGCGGTTTTTTAAGCGGACCTACTGGTGTTCACAGCACACAGAAAATCCGTAAACACAAACTCAAAAGAGGAGTTACTAGAGACATGAATGCAGCAGCAGGAGCTACTGTAAATAGCAGAAAAGCAGGAAGTATGGAAGCAATGAGATACGCATCTGCACCAAAAGCTATCGGTCCTAGATTCGGTAAAACAAAGAATCCTAAAAAAGCTAGATTCAGCAAAAAAGGACATAGCAGAATATTACGTAGGAGGTAGAAATGCCTACACGTAAGAAAGGACGTAAAAGAGACCCTAGATTAAAAAGAGCAGGAGTCTCAGGTTTCAACAAACCAAAAAGAACACCAGGTCACAGAACTAAATCACATATAGTTGTGGCAAAGGTGGGCGGTAAAATCAAAACAATAAGATTTGGACAGAAAGGAGCTAAGACTGCGGGCAAACCTAAAGCAGGAGAGTCACGTAGAATGAAGATGAAGCGTAAAAGTTTCAAAGCTAGACATAGAAGAAACATTGCTAAAGGCAAAATGTCAGCTGCTTACTGGGCAAATAAGGTAAAATGGTAAAAAGTGAACTATGACATTAGTCAATTCCGTAAAAAAGGTTATTTAATTGTAAAAAACTTTCTAAGTAAAGAGGAACATGAAGAGCTCAACCTCACATGTAACACTTTGACTAGATATGCAAAGACTATTTCGGCGCATACACAAGAAAATTGGCTAATGAACACTCCGTATAACCCTATGATGTTACAAGGAGCGATGAAATATAATGAAACTTTTAAAAAATTAGGTAGAAATCCTAAATTATTAAAGGTAGCAAGAACATTACTACGAACAAATCACTTAAGTACTTATATATCTAAGTTTTTTCCAATGATTCCACGAGAAGGAAAGTCAGTAAGCTGGCACCAAGACAATTACTATATTGAAGCACATCCAGATAAACTAATAAGTTGTGATGTTTTTGTAAATGGAGCAACAAAAGAAAGTGGATGTTTACGAATAGTAAAAGAATCTCATAAACAAGGCGTACTTAATCATGATAGGCAATCGCATCAAGAATGGATTAAGTGGATAGACCTTAAAACCAATGAAGAAGTAATAGATTTAGAACTAGATGAGCCTTTTGCAGTATTTTTTCATCCCAATCTAATACATGGGTGCTATGAGAATAAAAGTCGAGACTATAGATATAGTGTTGCATGGGAGTATATGAAGTGGCCATATATTCCAACAAAACATAATGACCACATCTCAAACGATTTACTACAAGTATAGGAGAATAAATGAAAGCAGACGGCAGAAAATTATGGTTGGATGAAAGTTTAGTAAATGCAGGTAAATTCCTAGCACAAATGCTAAACGCAGAAAAGAAAAGAAACCTCACAAATGGAGAGGAGAATTTTAAAAACTTAGCCGCAGCTTATTGCTACTTATACGAAAAAGCTAAAGAGTCGGGAATACTAAGCGAAGAAGATAACGAATACATATTTGAAGACGAGACAATACATTGATTGAAATAAGCAGAACGGATGTGGTTTCAGACCACATTATGAAGTTCGATGATAGAAGATTTATAAAATTACCTATTGATGGATATATGAACTTGTTAGGAATTACACCTAATAGTTCTCAGCATGGAATTATAAATGCAATCAATAATCCAAAGTATCGTTTTGTTACTGCCGCAGTTTCAAGAAGGCAAGGTAAAACCTACATTGCCAATATCATAGGTCAATTAACTACTTTAGTTCCAGGAGCTAATGTATTATTGATGTCACCCAACTATTCACTTTCTCAAATTTCATTTGATTTACAAAGGCAATTAATTAAGCACTTTGATTTAGAGGTATTAAGAGACAATGCAAAAGATAAAGTTATTGAACTTTCAAACCATAGTACGATTCGTATGGGTTCCGTTAACCAAGTTGACTCGGTCGTGGGTAGGTCTTATGACCTCATCATATTCGACGAGGCCGCTCTCGTTGACGGGCGGGATGCTTTCAATGTTGCGCTCAGGCCCACACTAGATAAAGAAAACTCAAAAGCACTCTTTATATCTACTCCAAGGGGTAGAAATAATTGGTTTGCAGAGTTTTGGTACAGAGGATTCTCAGATGAGTTTCCAGAATGGGCAAGTATCAAGGCAACATATCACGAGAACCCTAGAATATCTGAGCAAGATATAATCGAAGCAAAGAAGACGATGTCAGAAGCTGAGTTTAATCAAGAGTATATGGCGGACTTCAATGTGTTTGAAGGTCAAGTATGGGCGTTCAATCATGAAAAGTGTTTATCAGATTTATCAGAAATAGATACCTCGAGAATGGATATCTTCGCAGGAATGGACGTTGGTTACAAAGACCCCACGGCTTTCTGTGTTTTCGGATATGATTGGGATTCAGAAACATACTACTTACTGGATGAATATCTTGATGCAGAACGAACTACAGAACAACATGCAATAGAGATTCAGAAACTAATTCAGAAGTGGGACATAGATTACATTTACATTGATTCTGCTGCTCAGCAAACAAGGTTCGATTTTGCACAAAATTATGATATCACTACTATCAATGCAAAGAAATCTGTTTTAGACGGTATAGGACACGTAGCTGGAGTAGTGGATAATGATAAATTAATAGTTCATCAAGCTTGTCGTGAATCTATATCAAGTTTAGACCAATATCAGTGGGACCCAAATCCTAACTTATTAAAAGAAAAACCCAAACACAATTATGCATCTCACATGGCAGACGCCATTCGATACGCGCTATACTCATTCGAGACAAGTGTCACTACATTCTAATCTACCCCTTGAAAAAATAGTTCTTGACATGAACTTAAAATTTTGCTAAAATTATCTTTATAACGAGTAGGTTTATGGATTTAAAAAGAGATTTAGTAAAGTATGTTCGTGACAAGGCCAAGTCTAAATATAATAAAGCAACGGAATGTCACATCTGCGGAAGTACGAAGAATCTAGACTTTCATCATTTTTACGGATTAACTGAATTATTAGAGCAGTGGATGAAAGTAAATAAGATAAAAATAGAATCTGAACAAGAAATATTAGACCTTAGAATAAAATTTATCGCAGAAAAAGAAGACGAAATATATAATCAAGCTGTTACATTATGTCATGAACATCATTTACGATTACATAGTATATACGGCAAACGACCCAAGTTGGTAACAGCAAAAAAGCAACAGAAATGGGTTGAAATACAGAGACAAAAATATGGCATGGTATGATAGATTTTTAGGAATAGATAGAGAGGAAAAAGATAATCCTGCTCAATATGTTATTGCTAGAAACGAGGGCATGACCATTGAAAGTCGTGAGCATCAGATAAGTTATAGAAATGCTTACGAAACTATCGAGATAGTAAACAGAGCAGTCAACATGGTAGTTGACGATACTGCTGAAGTACCTTTCGATATTGGCGATAAGATTATAGGAACGTCTCCTATTGTAAAGAACATACGAAGAAGTAGAGTAGATTTATTACTAAATAGTGAACCAAATCCATTTCAAGACGTAAGTACATTTAAAAGAAATCTGATAATTGACTTACTAATTGATGGAAATATATTTGTCTACTTTGATGGTGCACATCTGTATCATCTTCCAGCAGAGCATGTAACCATATATAGTGATGACAAACAGTATGTTGAAAAATATACTTATGACAACTCTATTGATTATAAGCCATCAGAAATAATTCATATTAAAGAAAACAGTTTCCGTTCTATTTATAGAGGAGTACCTAGATTAAAACCTGCACTCAGAACTATGCAATTAATGGGTAGCATGAGAAGGTTTCAGGACAACTTCTTTAAAAATGGAGCAGTTCCAGGACTAGTTTTAAAGTCACCAAACACTCTTTCAGAGAAAATTAAAGAAAGAATGTTACAGGCTTGGGTTGCAAGATACAATCCTCAGTCAGGTGGTAGAAGACCGCTATTTTTAGATGGCGGATTAACAGTGGAAAACCTAACTGAAGTTAACTTCAAAGATTTAGACTTCCAAGAAGCAATAGCTTCTAACGAAAAAATAATTCTAAAAGCAATAGGAGTTCCACCAATATTAATGGATAGTGGTAATAATGCCAACTTAAGGCCTAACCACCGTCTATATTATTTAGAAACCATACTACCTATTATTAACAAAATAGCGTATGCTTTCGAGAGATATTTCGGTTTCAAACTTGATGAAAATGTATCAGGTATACCTGCTTTACAACCAGAGTTAAGAGACCAAGCAGGCTATTACGCCACACTTGTCAACACAGGTATAATGACACCGAATGAAGCAAGGGAGGCGTTAAGACTTGAGACTATTGAAGGGTTTGATACACCAAGAGTTCCTGCGAATATCGCAGGTTCAGCCACAAACCCAGAAGAAGGTGGCAGGCCGGAAGAAACTCCGCCAAGCGAGGAAGAATAATTATGACAAAAGACAAGATGATAAAGGTTTTATCCGATTTCATGGCCGAAAAAGGCGTTGAAGTAATGGATTTACCTGAATATAAATCTCATGGTAATGATGTACCTGTTAAAGACTATTTGCTTAGAAGAGCATTTGGTTCTTGGAATAGAGTATTATCTGCTATGAAGAAAAGACACCCTGTCCAAGTAGCAGCAGTAGAAAAGGTAGTTAAAAAACCAGCTCCTAAGAAAACTGTTAAGAAGGAGAAAAAGGATGTCAAGTAACAAAATTTATCATTGGACGAGTACTTTTAAATCACTAGGCGAAACCGAAGATGGTGGAATAAACATCAAAGGTTCTGCAAGTACAAATGCACTAGATAGAGCTGGAGATATAATCGAAAGCGAGGCATGGACAAAAGGCGGATTGGAAAACTTCAAAAGTAATCCAATCATTCTTTTTAACCACGACTACAACAAACCTATCGGTAGAGCAACTGGTTTAGAAGTCACAGATAAAGGTTTAGATATCACCGCAAAGATATCAAAAGCCGCAGGTGACATTACTCATTTAGTGAAAGATGGAGTCCTGGGAGCATTTTCAGTCGGATTCAGATGTAAAGATTCTGAATATCTAACTGAGAGTGATGGATTCAAAATTAAAGACGCGGAACTTTTTGAAGTTTCTGTAGTATCAGTACCTTGCAACCAAGGGGCAACCTTTGGACTAAGCAAGTCATTTGATAGTATGGATGAATACAGAAAGTACCAAAAAGAAATATTACAGGCTAACTCAACCGCAGCAGCAGACGCTGTTAAAATTGAGCAGCCAAGCGAGGAGAAATCCTCATCAACGGAGACTGATATGTCAGAAGAGAAAAAATCTCCTGAAACTTCAATCGACTTGGAAGCATTTGCGAAAAAAGTTGCAGAGGATACTGCAGCTAAAATAGCAATGAAACAAGCCGAGCAAAAAGCAGCAGAGGAAAAAGCACTACAAGAGCAGGCTGAAAAGCAAGCTGAAGTAGAGGCTAATGAAAAGGCTGTTCAAGAAGCAAAACAGGACGAGCAAAAAACTATTATCGAAGCTGGCTTAACAGGCGCTGAGAGACTTATGAATGACGTAGAAAAAAGAGTTTCTGAGCAACATGAAGACTTAAAAACAGTTGTGGACGGATTAGAGAAGCAACTAGCTGAGAAATCAGAAGAAATCATGTCAATCAGAGAATCAAAAAGAATTTTCAACGACAGACAAGGTCAAGGCGACTGGAAAAAAGCTTACGAGAATGATATCATTGATGCAAAATTTGCTGGTTTAGCTACTGGTAAAGGATGGAACAGTGATTATGCAAAAGGTGTAATGGAAAAAGTTAACGCACATAGTGGTGTTGGCGTTTCTTCAGCAGACTTTGAGCAAATCGTATCAACACAAATCGAAAGAGATATTCAAAATGAATTAGTCTTAGCACCTCTATTTAGAGAAATCGCTATGACTTCTGCTAACATGATTATCCCAATCCTACCAGATGCTGGTTATGCTGAATTTGCAGCAGGACAAACAGCTAGTGGTTCTTCACCACATGGTAACTTACAGGAAAGAGGAGACGCTTATAACCCTGGTTCAGCAGGTGGCGTAGACATGACTGAAAGAACTCTTTCAACCAAAAAATTAATCTCACAATCTTACTTAGGTAATGAAACTGAAGAAGATGCAATCTTACCGATTCTTCCTTTAATTAGAGAATCAATGGTGAGAGCACACGCTAGAGGCATAGAGAATGCTGTCCTAGCTGGTGACGATGCTGATGGTGCTTATGGTACTTCAGGTGCAGCTTTTGAAGGTCTTTTACACTTAGCAAGAAATGATTCAGACTACACACAATCAGGTACAGCTTTTGCTTCTGATAAAATTGTAGCAACTGACTTACTTGAAATGAGAAAGAATATGGGTAAATATGGTATAAACCCAAGTGAAGTAATATATATTGTTTCACAAAGGTCTTACTATGAATTATTAGAAGATGCAGAATTCCAAGACGCTAACCTAGTTGGCGACATGGCTACTAAGCTAAATGGTGAAATCGGACAGGTTTATGGCTCTAGAGTCTTAATGTGTGACGAGTTCGCTACTCCAGCAGTAGCTAAATTTGGAGCTATCGCAGTTAACCCAAGAAACTATGTAATGCCAAGATTAAGAGGCGTTACTATTGAATCAGACTACGAAGTAGCAAACCAAAGAAGAGTCCTAGTGGCTTCTCAAAGAATAGGTTTTACCGACCTAATCGACGGTGCAACTTCTAAGTGGGGTTGGATGTATAAAGCTGACTAATATTAGCAATAAGGTTTTGGTGGGTTACCTTAAACCCACCACTTTTTAACTATGGCAGATTTAATTACAGTAAATGAATACAAAGACGCAGAAGGCCTAAGAGGCGAGAAAGACGACGACCGTCTTGCAATAATTGTACCTCAAATATCTGATTTAGTTAAAAAATACTGTGGAGTATCATTTCTTGATTACTACAGTACAAATAAAGTAGAAACTTTTACAATTGAGGATAACTACACATCAACGATAATAGTCAGCGAGAGTCCGTTAGTATCAATTAATAAAGTGGAAGAAAGAACAAGTTATTCAGATGATTATCAAGAATTACTTACAACTAAATATGAGTATTATATAGACCAAGAAGCCGATGCTATTATAAGAACTAATACAACTGGTAATCCAATAAGTTGGAAGAAAGGTGTAGGTGCTGTTAAAATCACATATAAGGCAGGTTACGCAAGTACTCCAAAAGATTTACAACTAGCTCTGTTCGACTTAGTAAATTATTACATGAAAGACGAGCATAAAGAAAGAAGAACTCTAGGTGGCGCTCAGTTACAGAATCAAGGGACTGCTGGAATTAGAAATAGTACTGATTTTCCAGACCATATCAAAAGAGTACTTGATTTGTATAAAGTTGTTATTTAATGGCAATACGACAATTAAAAGCAGAAATACTAAATATTATTCAATCTACAGAAAGAAAAACTAGAAAAGAATTAAGCCAAAATATGATAGAATCCTATGTATATGATAAAAAGTACATAGAAGAATGGTGTGAGTTTGCTATGGTTAAAGCAAACATTCCTGTAGAGGAAAGAAAGCATGCAAACACAATGAGAGCAGCTTTTAATCAAACTCTTAGAAAAGAATTTAAAAAAAGTAATGAACCTTTTCATATATCAACTCCATTTGGCAAAGGTGGAGTAGTAGTAACTAAAGTATCTAGAGCAACAGGAACAAGAGAAGCAGCTAGTAGTAAAGAAAAAAGAGCTACAGGAGAAGCTAAAAATAAAGCCTTAAGAGCTCTCGAAGCAAAAACAGGTATTAGTATCGGTGCTTCAGATAGACGAGATATAAAAAGTGCTATGCACGGACACCATGGAGGTCCGAATAGAGATGATGATAAGACTACTTTAGGAATGGTAGGTGTTGAAGAAGCCATGCCAAAAGCAAGTAGACAGATTGAGTCTTTAATTGATGAGTTAAATCAAATAACTCCCGATGAAACTTTAAGAGAAGTAGTAGTATCAAGTTTTAATGATTTAATTCATATAGAAATGGGATGGAGCAGAAACCCTATAAGAGTACTGGCTACTAGAAACAGTAGAACTAGAAACCCGAGCACAAATAGTTACGTTTTAGACAATGTAATTACAGTAAGTTTTGCACTAGGTAGAGGGTCTAACTTTCAAGGAGCAGCTTATACAGATGCTATGAAAGATTGGGATAGAGGAGTAGATAATAGATTAACTAGAACAATAAACTCCATGCTAGACAGAGTTGAGAGAAATGTAAATAACTTTGTAAAGCAACACATGGAAAATCATCCTTTTGATGTGTTAACAGTAGGAGGAAGTCCAAGTGTTATAGATAATGTTATAGCAGAAGGACCAAAATTTATAATACAAAATCTATTTCCTCATAAGGCACGCCCTGACATGAGACTAAAAGTTAATAAAAAACTTTTCTCAGAAATGAAAACTCCTAAAAAAGGTAATACAGGAATGGTACAAAGTAAGAAGACTACTAAGCCAGCAAAAAGAACACCAAGAAAAGGATTACCTAGAGTATCTTCGGGAATGAGAACAGAAGGACGTAGTAATCCAATGGCACTAAAAGCTTTATTGAACGAAATGTTACCTCAAACAGTAGCAAGAAATATGGTATCTCCTGCATTACGATATAGAACAGGAAGATTTGCAAACTCAGTAAGGGTAGACAATATAACACAAGGGCCTAGAGGTGGAAATACAATGATTGAAGCAAGTTACATGAATAATCCTTATGAAACTTTTGCTCCAGGAGGAAAAATGTATACAGCTCAGAGAGACCCAGAGAGATTAATAAAAAGGTCAATTAGACAAGCAGCTACAGCATTAGTTGGAGCAAGGTTCGGAATAGAGATACAATAATGGAATCGACACTAGCAAGGAAACATACCACGCGACGTCGTGCCATAGTTGAAGCACTCTGTTTAAAACTAGAAGAAATAAATGGTAGCGCACCTTTTAGAACTTCAGTTGCGAGTGTAGAAAGACGACTTAAGTTTTGGGACGAAGTAAACGAATTTCCAACAATACATGTTGGAGCAGGTACTGAAACACGCGAATATGAAGGAGCGGGTTTTAGATTTAGATTTTTAAGAATAACAGTTCGATGTTATGTTTCAGATGATAATGATGTTATCGAAGCACTCGAAGAATTGTTAGAAGATGTTGAAACGGTAATAGAGGATAACGACCCACTAACATACTATGATTCAACAGGAACATCTCATAATACAGTACAAACAACAATTGGTACTGTAGATACAGATGAAGGCGTATTGGAGCCTCTAGGTGTAGGAGAAATCACCTTAGAGATTCGATATTAATTAGGAGAAAAGAATGGCATTTTTCTTTAGTAGAGATACCAAAGTATTTATGGAATGGTCAGAAGATAGCACTACAGCAAATACAGCTCTGTATGAGATACCTGTATTAGATGGGTTTTCTTTTAGCCAAGGCACAAATACTTCAGAGGTGACATTAAGCGAAGCAGCAACTTCAGCAGGATACAGTAAGAGAGGCAGAGCAATGTTTACTGACTCTTTCGCGCCTGCAGAATGGAGCTTTAGTACTTATATGAGACCTACAAAGTCAGGTAGTGCAGCAGCTTTTGCTAGTGGAGAACACTCCGCAGCTAATGCTCATTTTGCAGTAGAAGGCCCACTATGGGCAGCTTTAACTGCAAAAGACTATGACAAAGCATGTGGAGGAGACTTCACATCAGGAACAGGCACAGGCGGTTTAGCTTTTGATTTTGCAAATTCCAATAACGTACAAGTAGGAACATTCAACATGTTCTTCGTACTAGGAGCTGCAAAAGATGCTACACCTACATCATTTGCAAGTTCAGGCGACGTAACTATTTACAAACTATCAGATTGTTCAGTAGGTTCTGCATCAATTGATTTTGATATAGAAGGTATTGCTCAAATCGCATGGTCTGGAAATGGTAAAACAATAGAGGAAGTAGCTGCATTAGATACATCAACTGATAACACTGCGGCCCCTAAAGGATTAATTGCTGAAGGAGTTGGTACAACAACTAACTTTATCAGAAATAAATTAACAGATTTATCTATAACTTATGATGCTTCAGAATCTACAGGGACATTAGGTTCCTTAGGCGCAAGTGACCAAGCTTATAGTATAACATTAACAGGTGGAAATATAACAATTGAGAATAATCTCACATATTTAACACCAGAAACATTAGGTACAGTAAACCTACCGATTGGTCATGTAACTGGAACTAGAAGTGTCTCAGGTAACTTTACTTGTTATCTAAATTCAGACTCTAATAGTTCTATGGACTTATTCGAAAAGCTTCAAGAATCAAGAGGAGTTATTACTAACGCTTTTGATTTAGCTTTCGGAATCGGCGGTTCAACAGCAGCTACTCCTAGAGTAGTAGTTGATGTACCAAAAGCACACTTAGAGTTACCGACTCATAGTTTTGAAGATGTAGTATCAGTAGACGTGGCTTTCCACGGTTTAGCTAGTGATTTATCATCAGCAACAGCAGCCTCTGCAACTAACGAAGTTAAAGTAACATATAAAGTAGATTAATAAAACTCGGGAGGGGTCATTCCCTCCCACTTTTTAGGACAAAAAATGACAGAACAAAAAGAAGTAAAAACACAACCCGTTTCGCTCAAGAGTTTATTAACTCCAAGCAAGACAGTATCAATTGACTATCCAGGTTATGATGGCTTTTCAGTTGACCTAACATATTTAAGTAGAGAAGAATTAGTTAAACTTAGAAACAAATGTATGAAACAAAAGTTTAACAAAAAGACAAGAGCTTTTGAAGATTCACTCGATGAAGAACTATTTTTAGTAGAATACGTTAGTTCAATTATAAAAGGATGGACAGGTTTAAAATATAACTACTTAGAAGAGTTTCTATTGGTAGATGTAAGTGGACAAGACCCCGAAGAAGAACTTCAATACACAGCAGAAAATGCTGAGTTATTAATGAAGAACTCAGGCGATTTTGACCAATGGGTAACTGATACTGTAGGCGATTTGGAAAATTTTACGCAAAGCAAGTAAATTATATACTTGCACTTATAAAAAGAAGCTATAAAGATACAGGTATAGACCTAGAAAAATATCTAGCTGTCTGTGAGCAGTTAAATCAAGAACCTGACCCAGACAAAATGCCTGTAGATAGAAGTATTTTCCCATTGGAAGTTCAAGAAGCGTTTATGCTTCATGACTTTCTATCTGAAAGATGGGATGGTATGAATGGCTACTATCTCGGAAAAGACTACTCAGCCTTAGAAACTTACTTAAACGTTTTAGATATAGAAGACTCAAAGCAGTCTTTGTATTTCTTGAAACATATTGAATATTATAATTCTGAAAAGATTAACGCATCCATAAAAGCAAAAAGAGATGCAGAAGAGCGTAAAGCTAAAATGAAAAGGTAATGACAAAGAAGAAAAAAGGCGCAATTATAAGTTTTGAGGTCACCG